GGCTAAAATTGTTGATGCTTCAAATGGTTCAGAAGATTGTACACTTTTTGAACAACTTATGATTGGAGGTTCTGCAGTTGAGACAGTTCGATATACCGCTGCTGGAACTATATTTAATGAACAATCTGCAGACCTAGACTTCCGAGTAGAATCTGATGGTAGAACTCACGCTTTCGTTGTAGATGGTGGTGCTAATACAGTTATGATTGGTACAAATCAAACTGATTTTAATGCAGGAGCAGATGATTTAATTGTTGGAACTGGGTCAGGAGATAAAGGCATAACAATTTATACTGGTCAAAATGCTGGTGATAAAGGTTCAATATTCTTTGCTGATGGCGTTGGAGCAAGTGATGTTGCCACTAGGAAAGGTCAAATTAGTTACGAACACAATAACGAGTTAATGACTTTTTTTACTAACGATACTGAAGCAATGAGGATTCACCTTAACCAAGTAATATCTGCTACAGCGGGAATTGCACTTGGCGTAGGCACAGCTAATACAGCATCTAATGTTCTCGATGATTATGAAGAGGGTACATTTACACCAACTTTAACTACAAGTGGAAATACAGATTATAGTTCTGTTGGTTATTCTTTACAGCAAGGAATTTATACAAAAATTGGCAATAGAGTTAATTGTAGTATAAGAGTTCAAGTAAATTCATTTACTCAAGGTAGTCCAAGTGGTAATATAAGAATTGCTGGACTTCCTTTTACTTCAATGAATTTTATGGACCAAGCAGGGACTATAGGTTTTGTAAGTAAACTTAACTATAATATATCAAGTTTTGGAACATTAGGAATTGGTGGAACTGTTCCATCTAACACAGCAGTATTTGCTTTAACAAGAACTAGAAACGATAATTCTGCCGATGGAGTACCAGCAACAGCATTAAGTCAAAATAGTTTTGATATAGTAGTAAATGTCAGCTATTCAGTATAAAAATTTTAAAAGGAGAAAACAAAATGGCAATAACAAAAACAANAGAGATAGCAAAGATAGAAGTAGTTGGAGAGTATAAAGCTGTTCAAGTTGCTACCGATACTGTTATCAAAGAAGATGGTACTGAACTATCTCGTGGCAGACATAGACACGTTTTAGACTGTGGCACACTTAACGATAGTGATGCTTTAGTTGATACTGACATTACAGGTGAATCAGCAGAAGTACAAGCAGTAGCAAATGCTGTATGGACTGACGCTGTTAAAGATGCTTGGAAAGATAAGTTAATAGCAGATAAAGGATAAGGAATAAAGTACCATGGAAATGGAACCCCAAACTGAACGAGAACATATTATTTCAATACAAGGACATATAACTGGTGTGAAAAGAGATATCAATAATCTAAAGGATGATGTATCGCATCTTCATAGAGACGTAGAAAAATTGGGTGGCAAGATAGATAAGATCTATTGGGTTGTACTGACTACAGTGGGGGCTGTAGCATTAATGGCATTAGAAACACTTATAGGAATGGTAGGAAAATAGTGGCAAAGAAATATAGATCACACTCACAACATATTAGAATAAATAAAGGTACATCTATAGGAAGACATCCTATTACTAGTACTATGAATAAAAAGAAACGATCAAGTTTTAAACTTTATAGAGGACAAGGAAAAGCAAGATAATGGCTACAACAATAGAACAAAGAGATGTTAATGTAAAGTTACCTTCCCAAGCAACAGATACTACAGGTACAGCAGAAAAAAAAGTTAAACAATTATTAGAAACTTCTGTAAGTGCTCCTACATTACCTTCAGGAGCTACTGTAGTTCCTGCATTACAAAATGTACAAACAGGAGAAGATGTAAAAACTTCTGGCGTAACTGGTTCTGTAACTGCAGCTACTCCTACAACTACTACAGCACCTACTATAGCTGCTCCAGGTAATGTTACTTCTCAACAAATTGCTGGACAAACCCCAGCTACTGCTCAATCTTATACTGCAACTACTACAGGAACTAATACTCCTCAAGCAGTTGCTGCACAGTTAACCTCACCTACACAAACTATGGCTGCTGCTACAGGAGCTATCACTTCTGATGCTACAGTAAAAGGTCAATTAGGAAACTTATCTACAGAAATAGAAACTGCATTACAATCTGGTGGACCACTACCAGCATGGGCTAGAGGTGCATCTAAAGCAACTATGGCAGCACTTGCTAAACGTGGCTTAAGTCAAAGTACTATGTTTGCTGAAGCTATGGCTGAAGGTATCTTAACTGCAGCTACACCGATTGCTGCTGCAGATGCTGAGACATACAAGCAAATGATATTTTCAAATCTTAACAATAGACAACAAGCGGCTCTTACTAATGCACAAAATTACTTTGCACTAGATACACAAAATTTAGGTAACAGACAACAAACAGCTTTACAAAATATTCAACTAAGACAAAATACTTTATTGTCAGATCAAGCGGCAACTAATGCTTCTAAACAATTTAACTCAACTAATCAACAACAAACAGATCAGTTCTTTGCCAATCTAAGTAAAGAAATAAATCAAAGTAATTCTGAACGTTATGATGCTATGAATCAATTTTCTGAATCAGAAAAAAATAAAGTTAATGCTACTAATGCAAATAATACCATAGCAGTTAATGAAGCTAATGCCCAAAGAGAAGCCGCTCTTAATCAGTTTAATGCACAAGTAGAAGATCAACGACAAAGATTTAATGTAGAAAATCAAAGAGTAATAGATCAATCAAATGCTACTTGGAGACGTACAATTAATACAGGTAATACTGCTACAGTAAATGCAGCCAATCAAACTAATGCACAAAATTTATTAAACCTTTCTAATTTTGCTATGTCCTCTATGTGGCAAGAATGGAGAGATGAAGCATCATGGGCTAACACTGCAGCAGAAAATGAAAGAAACAGACAACATAATATTGCACAAGCGGCTATTAACAGAGCCAATATGTTTGATACTAATGATCAAAAAGCTAAGAATGATTTTTTTAATTTCTTAGGTAAATTTGCAATATCAATATTATAGGAGAAGTAATGGGAGTATTTAGTAAAATAGGAAGAAGTATAAAAGATTTTGTAAAATCTGATATAGGTAAAGCCGCTATAGCAGTGGGTACTTCATTTTTAATACCAGGCATAGGTGCTGCAGGAGCAGGCACAAGTCTAGGAGCACAGGCATTTACAGCAGGTAAAAGTTTATTTGCTGCAGGTAAAGGATTAATACCAGAAAAAGGTTTAATGGGCCTTAAGGGTAAAATTGGACAAACTGCTATGTCTTCTTTAATGGGAGGAGGCGGTACCTCATCTTATGGTGGAGGCTCTACTGGGTACTCATCATTAGAATCCGAAGGTCTTACTACGTATTCTCCAGAAGGTTCACAAACAGTAGGTGCACCAGCAGCCGCAGACTATGGAGCATTTATAAACGAATCTTTACAGTTATATGCATATGCTGAGACTCAAGGAAGGAAAGTAGTGTAATGGCAAAAAAACCACAAGAACCAAATGATTTTGATAGGCCAATACCTGGACAATCTTTAACTGATGAGCCTGGAAATTATCCTTGGGAGCATCCCCCACAGTATACAGATTTAAGAGAAGCAAGAGATCGTATTTTTGAAGGCATAACTAAACCAGAAAATGCCAAACAATTAATTACTATGCTAGCTTCGGATGTTCCTATTGAAGCAATTGTTAGAACAGTCTTATTTGCTGGATTTACAGAAGGTAAATGGACAGTAGATATGGCAACACTACTAGCACCTGTAGTATTGATACAAATTGTTAGTATGGCAAAAGCAGCAAAGTTAGAAAAATTTAGAATGTTATTAGATGAGCAACCAGATGATGACTTTACTGAAGCTATGGTAAATGTATCAGCAGACACTGGAGTTAAAGGAGTTGCTCAAGCAGCAAAATTAATTAAAGAAAAAGTACAAGCACCATCAGGTGGTTTAATGGGTCAACCAGAGGAGAAAAAATAATGTCATACTTAGCATCTTTTGGAAGCGGCATGTTAGAGCAAGGTTTAGAAAATAAAAAACTTGAAGCCGAACGTAAATTTAAAATTATAGAAGATTTAAGTCCTTTAGTCCTTAATGAAATAAATGTAAAACAAAAAGAATTAAAAGCAGAAGAAGAAACTAAATCTACACTTGCACAATTTTATAAACCTAATGAAATAAATTTATTAATTGCAAGAAATAAAAATATTTTATATGCAGAAGATCCTAAAGGAGCTGCAGATAAACTTATTGCTGATATGGGAGGCTCTTCTACCTTTATAAATGCTGCTCAAAATTTTGATCAAGAAACTACTACAAGTACTCAAGAAGAATTAAATAATTATAAACAGTTCTATACACAAAATATTTCAGAGCAATTAGGAACAGGAACTGCTATGTTAGATTTTTATTTAGGTAATAGATCTAATACTATAGAAGATCAGCAAACTGCAGAAACAGAAGCATCTGTACAAACTACAGAACAACCTATAGTAGATACACAACAAGTTTCTACTAGTCCTATGCTTAGAGATGTAGCCTTTGGTAAAACAACTCCTTCAGATATTTTTGCTAGTGATCCTGAAATGGGATTAGTAACAGGCTTATATGAGTTACAAGGAGATAAATTTTCTAGAGACACAAGTTTATTAGATTATTATTCAAGAGGAAATTGGAAAAAAGACTTTGAAAAATTAAGAGCACAAAGACCAGATCTTGCTGAAAGATTAGAAATAGCTTCTGGAGATTTTGCTTTAAATTCTTCTATGGGACAAGAATCAAATAATCAAGATACAAAAATTACAATACAGTCTGCTATTATAAGTGCACAAAGTTTAAGTGATGAGCTTAAAATTCAAACTCTTGATAATCTTAAATCATATCTAGATCCAATTATGCTTAATGAAATAGCACAAGATTTAGGATATCCAAATTTTGATTCTATATATAATTAAATGCCAGCTATACTTGATACTTATAATTCTGAAATTAAAGCTAATCCTTATTTATCAGATGAGGCAAAAAATGAATTAATTTCTAAATCTAATAATATAGGTATAAAGTTAAAAGATCAAAATACTTCTAATGAAGAACGAAAAAGTTTACTAGAAGAAAGTAATAATTTATTTAAAACTACTAATTTTTATAAAAAAAGTTTAAGTAAAGAAAATAAAAAACAACCTACTAGATACATAGATCCAGACATAGTAGAAAAAGTTTCTGAATATTCTCAAGCAGAAGCTATAGGTTTTGCTACAAAACTAGGTGCTTCAGATACTTGGAGAGGAATAAAACAAATTACAGGAGTTGGTGGATTTTTAGGAATAGACAGTGTTGGAGAAGAAGAAGAAAAGCAAAAAGTATTAAATGAATTAATGCAAAATTCTGATTGGGGAGGACAAGTTAGAGCTGCTTACATGGGTGGTTTATTTGTTGACCCTGCTGGTTGGTTAATACCATTTGCAAAAGCTAGAAGTATTGGAAAAATGGCATACTATGGTGCACTTTCTGGAGGTGTTACTAGTGCTGCTTCTTATGTAGATCAAGACATGGAAAGTTTGGTAAGTGAAGGTAAACTTACTAGAACAGAACAAACTATGCTTGGTATAGCAGGAGGCGGAACTATTGCTCCTTTACTTGGTGGTGCACGAAACGTATATAAATATGCAAGAGGACAAGAACTTACACCGCTTGTAGAGCGTCAAATAAAAGAAGCTGCACCTAAAGGTAGTTACATAAATATAAAATCTGCAGGTGATCCAGTTAGAGATAATATTATAAAAAAAAGCACAGGAACAGGAAAAGCTGATGTTGGAGCTAAAGCAACTGATAGTATTAATAAAACTAAAAATAAAACAGAAACTTTTGTAGAAGCTGATGGCACTAAAAAATTAAAAAAACCTGAATATAAACCATCCTCTCTTGTTAAAAATACATTAGTAGTAAAAAGTCTTGCTAGAAAATATTTGTATGGTGAAAATGCAGATATAAATAGATGGGTAAATGCAGGAAATAATGTTGGTGCTTATACTGGAGCTGTAGGTGGTGCAAGTTTAGGTTGGACTACAGCTGAAGAAGATGCAAATGTTCTTGAAAGAATAGGCAATGTAGCTTTGTATACAGCATTAGGTATTGCTAGTGGTAAAGCAGTTCCTAAATTTATTAAAACAGCCTCAAATGGACATACAGGAGATCCTGATAGCTTTAATGATTTTTTAGGAAAAAATTTTTTAAGTAACTATAACATAAGAAACTTTAAAGAGTATACAAAAGATCGTGCTAAGTTTGGATATCAATCGGGTCATCTTGCTGGTAAACTTTTTAAAATAGTTAGAGATGATATTCTTACTTTAGATGTTGAAGATAGAATGCAAGTTTTTAAAATTATGACTGGGCAGGCAACTGCTAGTGATAAATTTAAACCACTAACAGATACTATAAGAAAAGAAATATCTATACTATCTCAAGCAATGATTGACGAAGGTCTTATAGATCCTGAAACAGTTAGAAAAAATGGCGACATATATTTGCATCAAATGTATCAACTATATAGAAAATCTGCTGGTAAATTAAGTCCAGGAGAACAAAAATTAATTAAACAATTAGAAAGAACTAAAAAAGAAATTAAAATAATAGGCGATAATTTACGCCCTAGAGGTTACACACTTGATGTAACTAAAAAAGAATTTGATGAAATTTATAGTAAGCAAAAAGCAGGGTCGCATCTAGATACTATAAATAAAAAAATGGGATTAGAAGAAGTTTTTAAAGAACGTGGAATAAAAACAGTAGCAAGAGAGGAAGATTTTAACCATAAAGGATGGGAAATATTAGGCCCCAGTAAAAGAAAAGGCAGTGAAAAAATTACTATTCGTTGGCAATATACAAAAGCACAACGAGAAGCTATGGGAGAAATAGAAGATGCAGCATTAGTTATTGCAGAAACTGGAAGATTAATGGGAAATAATATTGCAGCTATTAATTTTTTAAAAGATGTAAGTTCCAAATATGGATTAACTCCAGCAGAGTTTACTAAGTTAACAAAAAATGCAACAGAAGAAGCAAAGGGAGAATGGCAGTTAATATCTAAAGCAGAACTTCCTGAAACAGAAATAAAACAATTTGGCCCAATGGCAGGCAAGTATATACCACGAGCTATATATGAAGATATTAGAGGTGTTACTGGAATGATTCAACAAGGTGGTGGCATTAACACTTTAATGAAAGACAGTGATTTTTTTAAGTACCTTAATAAAATGAACTCTTATTGGAAGTTAAGTAAAACTGCATATAATCCAGTAGTTCATACTAATAACTTTATGTCTAATATAATGTTATTGTATCTTTCTAATTCTAGTTATGGAAGTTTAGCAGAAGCCTTTAGAGGTATGGCTAATAGAAAAAAAGATAAAGTTTATGAGGTAATGAAACGTCAAGGATCTCTTGATATAAACTTTATAGATCAAGAAATTAGAGACACTAAACATTACGCTAATTATTTTAATGCCCAAGCTGGAATATATCAAAATATAAATGACCCTATAACTGCAACAAAAAAAGGACTTTCTGGAACTGTTACAGGAGCAATGAATGTTTTTAACAGGGGTTCAGCAATAAGAAGAGCTGCAACTTTTATGGAAGATCTTTATAGATCTGAAGATAGTGTGTTTCGTATAGCAGTATTTAGAGATAGATTAAAAAAATCTTTAAATGGAAAATTAGAATTTCAAAGAACTACTGGAAAAAGATTAAATGCCAGTGATAAAAAATTTATACAAGGACTACTAGATAATTCTGATGATGCAAATTTAGATCTTTTTAAGACATTATATAAAGATCCTAAATATAAAAATCTTGCAGATGTAATAGATGCAGCAAGTGTAGATGCAAAGCGTTGGTTTATTGATTATGACATTCAAGCTCCAGCAATACAATTATTAAGAAGAACAGCTCTTCCTTTTCTTGCATATACATATAGAGTTATACCTTTAATTGCAGAAGCAGCAGTAAAATACCCACATAAAATGGCAATAATTGCAGGCCTTGGATATGGATTAGATTATGCTGTAGGATTACAAACTCCTGAAAATGAAAAAAAAGAACGTGCATTACTTCCAGAAAGACAACAAGGAACTATATATGGTGTTCCTTTTATGAATGATAGAATGATTAAAGTTCCTAATTTTAGAGATAATCAAACTCCAACTTATATAGATATTACTAGATGGATACCTGGTGGAGACGTATTTGATGTTAGGCATGGTAGTGGAGTACTTCCTGGAATACCTGCTGTATTTCAACCTTCTTTTGGAGCCTATGGTTCTTTAGTTAATAGTATTCAAGGGTATGATCCCTTTAGAGGACAGCCTGTACCTGGAATGGGAGCAGGAGGATGGACTGCTTTTGTAGGAAATTTGTATAAAGAGTTTGCTCCAAATAACCCCCTAGTGCCTGGCTCTTATTCTTTTAATAAAATAGCAGAATCTTTATCTGGTAATAACCCAGACTTAGATTTAACAGATATTGGCTTTCCTTTAAATGGTAAAACTTATAGAGAATCTCCTTTAAGAGATAAACTTCCTGTATGGCAAGCAGTTGCTGCTACGTTTGGTATAAAATTAATTCCAGCTAACATGGAAAAATTACAAAATAGAGCTGTGCTTGCACTTGAAAAAGATTTAGGAGATCTTGCAGAACAAGGAGCAATATCTAGAAAAAAATTAGATAAGGGGGGCATGAATGAAAAAGAATATTATGCCTTAATAGAAAGAATAAAACGAAAAAGAAAAAAATTAATAGAAAAATTTAATGAAGTTTTAGACATGCCAGACACTGATATTTTAGATAGTGGGCATTTTTTATATTACTCACAAGAACAAATAATAGATAATCATAAATCTATAGAAGATTTTATAATTAATTTAGAAAAAGAAAATGGAAATTGGAAAGATGGAACCTAGAAATAAAACAGATTATATAGTAATACATTGTGCGGCTACAAAAGCTAGCATGGATATAGGTACAAATGAAATTACAGACTGGCACGTTAATGGTAATGGTTGGCGTGATATAGGATATCATAAAGTTATTAGACGTAATGGCGTGATAGAAAATGGTCGTGACCTTAGAGATTCTGGTGCACATGCTGCAGGATATAACCACAAAAGTGTGGGCGTATGTATGGTTGGAGGTATGGCAGATGATAACTCTGCTGAGAATAACTTTACAGATCAACAATGGACTGCACTAACAGCTTTAGTAAAAGAATTAAAAGCTGAATATCCTGATGCAAATGTTATTGGGCACAATGAAATAAGTCAAAAAGAATGCCCATCATTTGATGTGCAAAAATGGAAAGAGGATAATATATAATGGGACCACTACTATCAATGCTACCTACAATATTAAAAACAGGGGCATCTGTATTTGCTAATAGACAAAAGGCAAAGATACTTATGTCAGATGCAGAACTTCTACATGCACAGAAGATGGCAACGGGAGAAGTAGAATATCAGGCACAAATTAGACAATCAAATGATCAAGGATACAAAGATGAGTTTGTTCTTATATTAGTATCAGCACCTGTGCTACTATTAATTTGGAGTGTATTTTCAGGAGATCCTGATATACAAATGAAGTTAGATTTATTCTTTGAGAAGTTTGGCAGTCTACCTTTTTGGTATCAGTCAATTTTTATTGGTGTTGTTGCATCAATATATGGACTTAAAACAGCAGACATTATGAAGAAAAAATAATGTATTGGGTAATTACAGTAATGCTAATGTTTCATGGTAGTGATGTCTTAGTAGAAAGAGAATATAAACTTAAGTCTTTCCAAGATGATTGGAGTTGTCATGAATTTATTCACGAGAATAAGATTGAGCTACTAAAGCAGCATGTTATAGACTACCCTAAACAATTAAAAAGTTTTGAATTCTATTGTGAAAACAGATATGCAGAGGAAGTGTGAAGATATCAGACTCAACACAGATATCATTACCTGCTAGAAATCTTTTAGCTATACTTGCAGCTGTTGCAATAGGTACTATGAGTTACTTTACTATTGTTGAAAGACTTAACTCTATAGAAACTACCTTACAGTTAATGGAGAAAGATATAACATCAGCTAATCAATTTATAGAAGGTGTCCCCAAAGGCGACATGGTCAGTCCACAGATTCAAGAGCTCTACATGTTGGTAGAATATTTATCAGGCAATGTAGAAAAATTAAAAGAGCAAATGGAACAAGAGATTCCATTGATACTAAAGAATGAAATGATCATACAGTTTCACGAAGACAGACTTATAGATCTAGAAGAGAGAAAGAATGGGAATCATTGAAACAGTTATTATACTTAGTTTGTATGTCTACGATGGCGGCAATAAAAATATAGAAGGCTGGTATCATCAGGACAACTTAAGTACGTGCCTCGCTGCCAAGCGTTTAGCAGAGAGAAATTCAGGTAATCAAGTGCAGTACACTTGTACGCTAGAGCAATGTGAAATGACTACAGATCAAACTGGCGTTAAACATTGCGATAAAATAAAATAGGAGAAGAAGTATGATTAGAAGTATAGGCATAGCTGTAGTAATTACAGTCTGTATGTTGTGGGCCTTTAGTGCGTTAATGGATTCTGCAATGGCAGATGTTACCTCAAGTGGTTCAACTACAAATGACCAAGTAAATTCTACAGGAAGCAATACCGCCATAACAGGAGGCTACTCATCTACTTCTACTACAAATTTTCAAGATGGTAGTTCTAGTAATACTACTACAACTAATACCACTAATGCATATCAAGGTGATTCTAGAGTAGTGCCTAGTGCATCAGCTCCTGCTATATCTAGTATGTCACAAGACTTATGTACTGTAGGCATATCTGCTGGCGGTCAAACTTTTTCGTTTGGTGCTAGTCTTGGTATGACTAAGAGAGATCTTAATTGTGAAAGACTTAAACTAGCCAAGGCTCTACATGACATGGGCATGAAGGTTGCTAGTATAGCCCTTATGTGTCAAGACAGCAGGGTGTTTTCAGCAATGGCAATGTCGGGAACTAGCTGTCCATATTTAGGATCTATAGGGACTGAGGCCCAGGCTAAGTGGGAAAAATATGGTAAGCTAAGACCAGACTATGAAGAGTATGTTAAGACTTTGCGCATTACAGAACAAATAGACAATAAAATATTAGAGGATATAGATGATGGTCAGGTTATTAATTATTCTGGTGGCACTATCAAGCTCGGTAATTAGTAGAGCAGATACTATTTGTCTGCAAGATGTTCCAAATATTGGAGATCAAACTTGTACCACAACTTATAGTACAGGCACTACAACTACGACAAGTAATTTAATATCAGAAACTTTTAATGATGGCACTTGGAATGGAACTATGTTTCCTGATAGTTCAGATTTAAATGAGTCAACTTATCTAACAGGTAAAGATGGTAAGTATGCTGAGACTACAATTAACAGCGTAGACCTAATGACTATAAATGAGTTAAGACAGGGCTTTACTAGTAATTTTACTGCAGATATAAGATGGTGGAATAAGTGGCAATCAACAGTTACTATGAGCCAAATAGCAGTAAGTGGTAATGGGGACACAACTACGCAAACATTATTATTAACTGATACAACTAATGCTAATTATGAATTTAGTAACTATGGTAACACACTTATTGTTACGCCCAATACTGAATACACACACGGAACATTGACAGCTAGGTTTGATTTTGATGTAGAACAGGCAGCAGGTAATTGGAACTCATACCATAGTGGTGTTGATGTAACTGATCCTAGTTTAATACTAGATTATACCACCCTAACAGAAGCTACTAATACTACTGTTAAGTTTTGTTGGGAGTTTACACCTAGTACTTGTCCTCAAGCAGTTGAAGATATAGCAGAAACTATTGTAAATATAGAAGACGATTTAACAGTTATAATACAGGATATAGAAGCACCTGAAATTGAAATAGATTTACCCGTTATAACATATGAGCCTGAGATTATAGAGGTAGATGAACCACAAATTGAAATAGAAATACTAAGTATAGAAACAGTAGATATGCTTCCTGATGTAGATACAGTTGAAGTCTTATCTATACCAGTGGAAACATCTATGATTGAAGAAGAAATTACAACGGAAGAATTAATTGATGCATACGATACTGATCCTATTGTGGAAACAGCAACAAATGATGAACCCTCAACTCCAGAACCAGATGCCGATCCTATTGAAATGGTGGAACAAAACGATGAGCCAATTGAAGAGCAACCCAGTAGCGAAGAAGTTGTTGCAGAGCAACCAATTCAAGAAACAGATAGTCCAAAACAAGAAGAAGTTGTCGAGGCAGATGTTGAAGAATCAGGACCAGAACCTATTGAAGAACCAGTGGAAGAAGATATAGTTGAGGTTGTTGAAGAAAAGTCAGAAGTATCTGTTGATGTAGTTGCAGTAGAAAAATATATTGATGGCAAAGTACAAAGCCAAATAGAAAAAGTCGAAGCTACTTTATTAGTAGTTAATGAATTAGTAAATAGAGCTATGGTATCTAATCAAGTGGATATATCTAGCTACGGCACTATTAATGCTGCTATGTTTGACAATCGTCAATTACCTAAAGGCAATCAAGATTTTTTTAAGCAGATAGTATTAGCAGGATACAATAAAACTATTTATAATAATCAAGTATCATTAGTATCTATAGATCCTGTTGCACAACATAATATAAAAGTAAATGAAGCTCGTGATAAAACAGATAAAGCATACTATAAATTAAAAGCATTAATGGAGGCAAGACAATGATTGAAAAACTACAAAAGGTAGGGCTACTTATAATTACAAAAGGTAGGGCTACTTATAACTTTAATTTGTACAATTGGAGGTGGATTTTATACTTGGGGTACGTTTAACCAAAGATTAGATGCCATAGAAAACAAAAAATTTACAGTCAATCAAACAGTAGATCTTACAGAAGTTAATAAAAGTATAGAAGGATTAAAAGCAGACATTAAAATTAATGGTGCTGCACTAGATTATCTTGAAGCTAAATTAGAAGAGTTAAAAACAAAATTAAATAACCCGTTATTACAATAGGAAAGAAAAAAATGGTAGACACATTAGCACCAAAAAGAATATTTACACAACGAGACTTAGACTCAAGTTTAAGTTCTTCACCTAAAGTAAACGTACCTAATGGTACTGCTACTAGTATGGTACAATCGTTACCAAAAAAGGCTGAAACAAAACCAGTAATTAATACAGAACAACCAGATTATCTTATCAATGCAGAGATTGTACTTGATCAGATGTTAGAAAAAAGTGCACCAGATACAGTAGAAAGAAATCAAACAGTAAAATCTTCTAAAGAACTAACTGATGTTAAGCAGACAGGAGCTAATGTTAGAGAGGCTACTTCTCAAGGTTTAGGATCAAGACCTATTGAGTATGCGGCAGATGGATTTGAGGATAAAATTATAGACAGACCAGTAGTTGTTGGTGAAAGAGGGCCTGAAATGATAATACCTACAGGAAAGGGTAAGTTTACTGTTATTAATAATGAAGCACTACAAGGTTTAATGTCTAAGATTGGTGATAAAGAATCATCTGCTATGATTATAGCACAAGCACCAGAATATTCTGATGAAGAAATGGAAATTCTTAGAGATAAATTTTTTGAGGGTCCAGCCTCTGACTTTCAATCACTTGATCAATACTTAGGTAGTCAGAGAGCTAGAGAAGATTTAACTACTTAATCTTATAAGGATCAGTACTTAACTTAGGTATCTTACCTTCTAAGTCTTCGCCTGATAATATACTTTCTATGTGTTTGTGTATATACACAACAGCCGCACCTATGATAGAGTCTTTAGTAAAAGTTTCTGCTATCTCTTTAAGACTACACCCATACTGCAACAGTAAAGACACTGCCTTACCAGATGCTCTAAGCTCTCTATCCAGAGTACTTTCATTTGGTTTTATCTTAACCCAAATAGCCATAGGCGTTACTCCTCCAGAGTTTATAGTGTAGTCCACTATAGCTACTACTCTTCTATCATCTATATCCATACGTACTGTATTACTTCTCATTCTATTTGGTACTTCCATTCTAGCCACGTTATCCATTATAACCTTTCTATTAAGTCTTTTATTTCATAATTAAGTCTTGCAGCATTGCTTTTACAATGCCTGATTACCGCAGATAAAATGTTGGCATGGAATTTTTCTTCTATGTTATTTAATTCCTGTTGCACAGCATTTGGTTCTGGGTAATCTAAGTCGATTGCTATTTCATTTGATCCAGTCAAGTGAACATTCATTCCAAACAGATGGGATTTATTTTTTGCCATCTGCATTCTTTGCTACAAAGTCAGCCCCAATGTTTGGATCTAGTTCTTTTAATCCTCTAGATAGAACTTCAATACCCTGTACTACTTCACCATAAGGTCTAGTAAATAGATATCTTAGTATACTTTGTACTTGAGATCCTGATATTATGTATTGCTTCTCTGCTAACCTATTTGCTTCTTGCATTTGCTCTTCTGTAGTTTTTTCTGCCATGTCTTTCTCCTTTTATTAAAATTTTTATTGTTTATATATAGTAAAGTTAAACGATTCTATGTTAAATGATACTTGTGTAGCCTAAAGGTATAGATTCGCTTGTATGTTTAAGTTTGACCCCTTTACGCCCATTGTTGTATTTTTAATCCTGCTTCATCATTTACCCCTCCATCTCTATTTAATATTCTGTATTTAATCTTAGTTGCATCAAATGTTTCTTTAAGATGTGCAATAACTATGCTCTCATCAAACTCTTTACACGAGTAAACATCTAACTGCATGTTGCCCCACTCATTCCAAATGTGCATAGCCACATGACTAGTGCTTAATAGTAGAGTTGATGTCCATCCTACATTACCCTGGTCTGATACAAACTTTGTAATTGGTCCTGCAATTAATTTCATTTGTATTTTTTCTACTAGTCTTTCCATAAAGGTAGTCACCACTTTCTCATCATCTTTACTTGGAAACTTATTTATGTTTGCAAATAAAAGTAAGTGTTTATGTATTGGCTTTTTCATTCTTTATCTCCTTTATTAGTCTATACAAATACCATTCAGCTTTTTCTAAATCCTGTATAGGATTACCTTTATACTTATACCTAGACATGTACTTCATGCATGCACCTTTTAGATAGCCATGAAACTCTTCAGTAGTCATAGAAGATTTAATTATATCAATAGTCTCAGTTGCTGACTGCCTATAATGATTGGGGTTATTTACTGGGTCTTCCATATCTTCTCCTTACTTCTTTAGTGTTTACCATTTCTATATCGTACTCTCCGCCTTTAACATTACGCTTAATTATAAGACCACTCCACCACATCCGTTGTGTATTATATGCGTATGATTCTTTGTGTGTCAAGTAGCAACCTGCAGATAGTCCCATTATCTTTTTACCTGTTGGGTATGCACCCACAGCATAGTCTAGTAAGTGGCAGTGCCCTACAGTAGATGATACTTTATTCTTATTTAATAAGGTTCTGGCTATGTTTTCTCCAGAGATAGCCGAACCCATCAGACCACTAGGAAAGTTATGTGAGTAGTGTATGCCATCTATAACTACAGGGTATCTATAAGTATATTCATTCCAGCCATAGCTAGGATAATCTAAGTCATCAATAGATATAGCACCTTCTAGTTCTGGATTATCTTCTACCATACGATCAATACGATCTTCATGATTACCTAGTGTCATATGCATTTCAGCTTTGTGATTGCCCATAGCTTTATTAAATAATTCTAGAGCTTGATGTGCATGGTCTATATCTTTACGATATCTTCTACCTTGAAAGGACTTCTTGCCTCTGTCCCAGCTAGATAGAGAATCCATGCTAGCAAAATCTCCCATACATATTATCTTATCTGCCCCAATATCTTTTGCCATTCTGCCTGCCCAGGTAAATCTTTCGTTGCTGGCGGCTGGGGTACAGTGTGGATCTCCTATAACTAAATGCGTTGTCATTAATTTAAGTCTCCCTTTTTAAAATTGAAAAGATCAATTACATTATTATCGTGTGTCTCTGCTATTTCTGTATCGTCATAGAAACCTTGTATGCCTTCTTCATATATAAGATCTGCATTGGTTGTAACAAATCTAACTAAACCTTTAGCTATGTAAGAACATATATCCCTATTCGCTGGTGATTTAGGNTCTATTACACCACATGTAAATCCNTTTTTGTGCGGGGTAATTATTACAGATACAGAATTAAATATATCTACTACATCATCATCCATTATATATTACCTATCAGTTCATCTAATCCTTTTATATTTTCATCATCTTCAGGAGTACCAGTCTCTAGTAATTTTTTTCTTTTAACCTGCAGATTATGCACAGCGTTTTGCTGTTCTTTTTCAGTTTCTTCTGCCATAAGTTCTATATCTTCATCACTTAATTGTTTATAAAATGTAGCCACATTATTCTCCTTTGTTGTTTTGTTTTATTATACCTATAAACGACATACAGTCAAGTACAATAAGGGGTTTCCTGCCATTCATCTTTAACACTACAGCAGGTTCTAAGTTAGCGTTAGAGATAGATTGATCATAAGAGTCATACAATCCTTTCCATGTTTCTTTATTCTTACATTCAATAGAGAATGGGAATAACTTTTGAGCTTTCTCAGATAACTTTATGTCTATGCCAGACTCTCCCATAATAGCACACCATATATCTGTATCTATTTTTAAGCTAGGGAACGCACCGAGAAGTGCGTCCCTAACCCAGTTTTGTAGCCTTCGCCCCTTGGCTTTTCGACTGCGTACACTAGAAGCCATCATCTACCCTCGGATTACTGACCTCAGTGTACCAAACCCACTTAGGGTTTTTTGCTTGCGATTGCTGTTGTGGCAGCATTTGCAAGTTTTCTCCCCAACAAGGAAACTTGTAGGGGCAGAAACCGCATGCCGTACCTAATACTTTATTGCCTGTCTTTTGCTTTCTAAAGTATTCGTCTTCGGCTTTGAAACATCTTTTAAATTCTTTGTCTAAAGTTATAGCTCTAATGTTATTATCAATAGTACTTATTGCTTGCTCTTTATATTCATCATCTGCTATTGGTGCTTCAGTAACAACCCACTCACCTGTAGATTTATTAATAACTATCCAACCACCAAAAGGTTTTTGCCTAGACTCAGCGTACATATATCCTTGTGTTAGATATCCAAACAAATCATCCTCTGCTACTGCATGAAAGCCACCATTCTCTCCAAACTTATTAGTGAAAGACCATGGTGATGCACTTTTAATATCCCAAACTTTATCTTCAATCTCTACATCAAGTGTGCCATTAACAGTAACTGCATCTAACTTATATTCTGTCTTTGTCTGCTCTGATTGTATTACTACACCTGATGCTTTCATTACAATCATTGCCGCTTGTTCTATAAGATCTCCAAATAGATTTCTCATCTTAACATTATAAGGTTGCGACTCACCTTTAATGCCTCTCTTCTCCATCTGCAACTGACACAGAGGTCGTCCGATGCTTGATGCCCTAAGACCAAACTCTTTTTTTCTTTGGTCAGTGAATTGCTTGCGGAACGATTCCTTACAAGCGTCACCAAACTGGTCTATCAAATCATCGGATACCTCGACTGCGTCTTTGTTTGCAGACTCCAGGAACACCCTAACTTTTTCTAGGATGTTTGAACTCATGCAGATAAAACTTCTATTGGATCATCTTCAAGTTCATCTGTAGCTTCTATAATCTTAGCATCAGATTTAGACGGAGAAGATTTTTTAGCTGAACGCCATAGCTCTACTATCTCTTCGTTCTCAGTGTTGATAACATCTTGAAAAGATAAGAGAATCTCTTTTTCTTTATCAGTGAAGTCAACTTCGTCTGGATTAACAGATATATTTGATACATAGAATACATTACTTCCTGCTTTCTTCTTCATAGTTTTAAGATCAAGTGTGTGATTAAACATTACTTTGCCTCTGCGTCTAAGACTTTCTATTGCCTCACCTACAGGTTTAAAGTTACTGCCTGTTACTTTCCATAGTACTGGTAGATCTTTTACTTCTGTCTCTGCACCGCCTGGTAATGTGCCCTTGAATGATACTAATCCATATACTAAACGATAACATTTTATTGCTTTTTGTTTAGCCCTTTCATCATCAGATATATTGACAAGTTCTTTTGCAGGTATCTTACCACATCTAGTACCGCCTTGTATATCTATAGCCTCATCTTTCCAAGACTTAAAGATTATACTTCTATTGCTGTACTCATTTTTCTCTGCGTCATACTTCATGTACTGGTATGCATTCATGAATGGCCTAAATGTAACAGGCTTACCATAAGCCATACCGTCTAGTTCAGGAACATACACACCGTATGATCCTACTGGTACTTCTGCACCATCATCATTTTCTGGAAATCTATTTATGGCTAGCTTCGGTAAGAAGTTACCAGTAGAAGATTTCTCTTGTCCAATCATAGACATGATCTGATCTTGTGATAGACCGTCTATATTTGCTACTTCATTGTTAGACATTTATTGTCCTCCTTGTTTGTTATTAAAATTCTTATACATTATTTTTGTAAAAAAGTCAATAGTTATTTTTACTATTTAACTACCTCCATATTTAACCAATTAGAGCCAGATTTTGTCTCTGTGTCTAGTGGTATGTTAAAATCTATATCATAATATTTATGTAAAGATGGCACAACATTAGCAGTTCCTTGATTCAATAGAGTTATCATCTGTTCGTGCTCGTCTGGGTGTACGTCAACTACTATAGAATCGTGTACTGTATTTATCATTAGGCTTTTAACTTTGTGTTCACGCATTAGTTTGTAAACATTTATACAAGCTATAGGAACAATGTCAGCTGTAGCAAAACCCTGGACAGGATAATTTTTAATTTGTGTCGAATAACTAGATCCACCCCATGCCATGCGTTGTGCATACGGAAAAGCATACTCTCTTCCTGATGGTGTTTTAATTTTTTTATACTGTATTGCTGTGCTTTGTAGTTCTTCATGCCATTTTGCTATGTCTTTGTACTTGTCTAAGAATGCTTTGTAGTATCTCTTCTCATCTTCTGTACCAGACATGCCTCCATATAAGGGTTTAAAAGTATGTGCCTTTGCGTCTTGCCTCGATACTCCTATAGTATCTGCAGTAAACTGGTGGACATCTACACCATCTTCAATATCTTTCATGCCCTGTTTGTCTTGGGCTAAAAATACAGCGGCTCTAAATTCTAGCTGTGAAAAATCTATCTCAACTATACTGCCACCAGTAAACCTAGAAGTAATCACTTTACGAATAGGAAAGGTATTACCTCGTGGTTGATTTTGAAAGTTAGGGTCACGACTTGATAGTCTTGCTGTTGCTGTAACACACTGCATAAACTTAGGATGTAGTATGCTATCCTCATTTACATGATCTCTTATNCCATTCACAAATGTATTTAAGTATGTGTCTATAGCATTGTANCTAATAATTAANTCTACAAATTCTTTAATCTCACCATCAGATCTCATAGATATTTTTCTTAGGGTGTCTCTGTCTGTCTTGAAGCCACCATCTGCAACCTCAGACACACACACCCACAGGTTTTTGTTGAAAGCCTGCAATCTTATTTAACTCCGAATAAACTACACCATGACCACTACAAGTATCACACTTAGACATGTTCTTGTAAGGATCACCATTAACTTTTACTCTCTGCATTACCCCATCACCATCACATATATCACAATGATTTGCTATAGTTTTTTTAATAGATTTTGTCTGTGTGTCTATTGCATCTTTAAACTTTGACTTAGAAAATATAGGTCTTTTTTTCTTTCTCTTTGTACTCTTATCTATTCCTATATTAAAAGTTTGTGACCATTTCTTTTTATCTATAACCTTTCTAGAATATATAAGCCAAGATAATTGCTCACCACTTGCAGGATTTAAGGGTGTGTCTCCCATCTGCTCCCATATTATATGCTTGATACGCTGTGCTATAGTGCCAAACTCTTCTTTAAATAGTATCTCAACTTCATCAAGTCCTGGCACATCAATATTAATACCGTTTCTTTCCATCTCTCCAAGTACAGGCAGAAACTCATTCATCATCTTAACAGATTTAAGTAAACATTTATTATCCTCCTTCTTAAAGTCTGCTATCTGTGAATCAAATAAAGCTCTAGTAGATATAACATCTTGTCTACCATACTCCTCTATAATATCTATAGGTATATTCTCAAAAGAAATCTTCTGTTTCATGTAGTCATCTACTGCGTCAGATTTTTGTGAAATACTTCTACGCTTACATATTTCTTTTAGTGATAATGCCTTACGCATACCCCTAAGAAGAACATACTCTGCTATCATTGTATCATACAGTCTGCCCTCATATTTAAAACCAGACTCTAATAGCCAAACCAAATCAAACTTAATGTTGTGCCCTACAAGTAATGTGGTCTTATCTAAAGTTTCTTGTAGCTGTCTGTGATTTGTCTGTGTGTCAAACTCATGCTCATTGTGATAAAAAAAATAGTAGTCATCGTTTGCACCAACACTAACTAACTTATTATCTGGATGAAATGGTAAAGGGTCTGTCTTACCATTGTGCTCTACAAAACTTGTTTCTACATCTAATACTGTAATCATACTCTATACCTCGATAGCTGTGGCTCAATATTACAAGTGATCTCTCCATGATAACCTGATATCTTATTCTTACTTATACACAATACTCGTGTAGTATCAAGTGAGTCTAGGCTACCATGTTTACCTATACCTATGATCAAGTCTGCCTCTGCGGCTTTACCTGTCTTAGAGTTTTCCATCATATCAAATGATATGCTTGTCTTACCATGTGCGTCTGCTGATGCTTGTGATATAGCTATAACACAACAGTCATGTCTCTTTGCTATCTCTCTTGCACCAGTGTACACTGCTCGTAACTTCTCATCTGTGCGTGAAAAATTACCCAGTACATTTACTTTATCTAACTGATCAATGATAAGTATGTCGGGCTTGTGTAGCTCACAATGATTATTGACATCATCAATAGTCCAATCAACAGTATCCATAAGTTTAACATTATCTTTTATATCCTTCCATTTATCTTTTGCTACGTCCATGTTATCTAGTATCTCTTCTTTAGTCATGCCTGTGTGTGCATTAATAACTCGCATCTGTGTTCTAACTGCAGGCTCTTCATTGATTAGTGCGTGTACCTTTGCTCCTTGTGCGGCAAAACCTTGTATACCTCCGACAAGATTTACCCAGAATGCAGTCTTACCAGACTCTGGTCTGGCAAATAATATAACTAGATTGCCTGCACCTATGCCTGGAACGTGTTCGTGTAAACTTGGTAAGTTAAACTCAAACTTAGTTTGTATCTCTAAACTTTCTATAAGTTCTCCTATATCATCTGTCACTGCTTCTTCTTCCTGAACTTCTTCTTGTGTACCCTCAAGTAAATCCTTGATATCATTGAAAGATCTGGAGTGACCATTGAATATATCTGTAGCCACTACTGCTACCTTGTGTGCAAGATTACGTTTGTGTACTGCAGTTAATATATCCTCAACAACATTTTCATTAGGCTCTTGTTCGTTTCTTATTTCATCTACCATAGATTCAAAATTAATCCTAGCCGCACGAGTAAGGGCAGGATTATATTTCTCTAAGTGTAAATCTATAAGTTCATCTATTGATAAATCTTTTTCATAATCTTCATGGGCTTTTTGTATAGTAGTAAAAACATTTCCAAGACCATTAGTAAATGTGGTCTTAGAAACTTTTGCTTTGTTCTTATCATAAAACTTTTTCTTTAATAGAAGTTTTATTAGCTGTCGTTCTTGCATAGTATCTCCTTTATCATTGCTGGTCTATAATATTTTAGGTCGTCTTTAAGTATAACTACCCTTGTCTTAAGTTTCATACTACTAAGTTCTTTTGCAATGTCAAATGATTTTGTAGTTGCGTCTCTGTCTAGTGCAACAATTACTTCTTTGTATTTACTTTGTATGATGGGTATAAATGTTTCTGGTAAACTTGTACCCATAAGTGCAACACCTGCAAAGTCTTGTGATACTGCACAAGCAGAGGCACAGTCCTCTACCAATACAGCCACATCACCTTCACCACATATGTAGGGATAATCTTTTCTGCCATACACATACCACTTGGGCATCATGTCTGAACGCATGGCTCTACCTACACCACCAATTATATTGTGTTTGTCATCTCGTATCATGAACACAGCTCTATGATTCTGTGGATCATATTGTATGTTAGCATTACGCTGATTATATGCCTCAAGACAGTTGTTTCTGCTTAAGTATTTTGCTACTGTGTGAGTAGAATGTCCAGGCTGAAAGTGGCTGGGTACTTTCCAATCTATTTTATCTTCTGATTTTTTCTTTACCATATAAGCAATATCCTCCATTGTTTTGTCTGTGTCAATAACTCCTTTAGCATTACAAGAAGCACTGAAGCAATACCATTTCATCTGTCCACTTTCTTTGGTTAGCTGTAAGGTATTGTTATGAAAGCAAAAAGGACAATCCATTCTTATGGACTGTCCTGTATGTATGGGTATGTTTTGTATTACTTCTTTTTGTTCTCTGTAATTCATGCTTTGCTTATACCATGATTGGTAGCTTATGTCAAGTGATTATGAAATTGTGGGTGGGGGATGCCTGTGCCGTTGATGGCTAGTACCTCGGATATACTTTAAGAAAAACTAGCAATAATTCTTAACGATTATATTTAGACCCGTCCCCCATAATTTGGGTGGGGGTGCCCAGTAGGCTTCAGATTGTAACTGGCTTTCGGTACCGTAACCTGCACCCCCATAATGTGGGGTAGGCAACGACCAAGCCCACCCCTTGAATACGAACACTACCTCTGTAGCATGCTTTGTGTTTTATTATGCTCGTAATCAATATAGTATATTAACACTTCTTTGGCTCTGTGTCAAGTCCTTCTGCCATTTTCTTTTTTAGTTTATCTTTTATTTTCTTAGAGGTTTCTTTGTCTACCCCATCTATAATAAAATGGGTGTCCCACCAATCATTTTTATCTTTACTCATATTAAATTACTAACACTAGATAGTTTTAACTTTCTACCTTTAGGTGTCACCTCAACAGTATACATATTACCATTGAACTTAATCCATTGTAATCTAGATAGAGATACATTGATATACTTAGAGTTAACTGTGTCCCATACAATCATGTAGTCTTTAGGGTCAGTGGTTCTGACACCACCCTTAAGATGTTTAGTCACATTGAACTTACAGTTAGCTACTCTAGTGCTATCATCTTTCTTTATAAAGCAGGCAGAGAAAAACTTTGCTCCTACTCTCTTTCTTATTTCACCCTCAAAGTCTAGGCGTTTTATTGATTCAGTCATGTGACCTCCTTAGTTGTTGTTAATAAACGAGAGAGGCTTGTAGACTAACTAGTATAACCGTTCCCACCTCTCTCTATCCTCATCTGAAAAGCGTGTGCATACATAG